CGGTCATAATAGTAAATTATTATAATATTATTTAGTTTTCAACTTCTTTAGAAGTTTGTGCCTTCATAGGAGGCTTTGATGATGTATCAACAGGTCCACCTGCAGGCGGCAATGCGGCATTAGGATCTTCTACTGGCATGACTGGAGTATCCATCAGTTCACCAGACTTTTTCTCCGCATCAATTTGAATACGGATCTCTTCCATTTCAGATTCTTTTTGCTGTAGGATTTGACGTTTGATGTGATCGTTGGAATAATATACCCCAAGGAAAGGTTGCATTCTCTCTACGAGATTTAACCTCTCGCCAATCATTTCAATTTCTTTTAGTTCGGTGAAATGGTTATCAAACAAGAAGTCATATTGAATATGCTGCTCTATCATTTCCCAATCATCTACGGTAATAACACCTTTCAGAATGAGTTGGGTCTTCAGCATGTCATTAAAGATATGCGAGAATTCTTTACGCAACCTTCCAACAAATTTGATAAACTTAAGTTCATCACGCAAGATCTCATTTGATCTGCCGAGACTAAATCCCTTTTCCTCGCCCACGCGAGATGGTGGGAGATTAAGCGATTTGTAGAGTTTCTTTAAAAAATACTCAACGTCCTTAAGTTCTCCGAGGTTCTGAGCACCAGGGAGTGTAGTGATTTCTGTACCTCTACCACCTTCACGGCGAGGCAACCAGAAATCTTCTAGCATACTCATGAACTTTTTGTCGTCACGAATCTCTCCAGTGCTGGCGTCATATACCAGTTTATTTCTATAGCGAGACATAACCTCACGCAGATACTGTTCTGCTTTGACCTTTGGAAGATTACCAACGTCAATGTAGAAAATTCTACGCTCAGGAGCGCGAGACATTCTATAGATAACCAGAGAATCTTCAATCATTCTCAGTTGGTTAACTGCTTTCAATGCCTTATGAAGATAAGACAATGGCAGATTTTGATTCATGTCCATCAGTCCTGACGTGCAGAACGTGATAGCATCAGGTGCAATCTTCACACCGAGTTGATCATTCCCTGCAAGACTAACTGCTGCTTTGTGATTGAATATTCCTTTAGGATTGTAGAGATAGTATTCGTTTACATCACCATAGTTTATTTTTGCAGCATCTCCTTGTCCAGGAGTAGGTTTCTTTTTAACTTCACGCATTTTTTTGATCTTTAGTGGATCAATATAGCGAAGTTCTTTAATACCTTCAGTAGGTTTGTTAACATCAATTACCTTATGGTAATACAGTCTTCCGTCAATATACCAACGTCTAAAAATATGATAGCATTTTTTATCAAACTGCAGTAAGCGTTTGATCTCGTTAAATTCTTCTCTAATTCTCTTCTTGATTGAATCGCTCTGCTGAAGATTAGAGAGTTCAATTTCTACAGGTGAATCATCACCATCTGCAACAATTGCTTCGTTGACTACTTCATCAATTGCAGAGTCAACTTCAGGGTGCAATGAGACTTCACGATACTTTCGGATCTGTTGAAACTCATTTTTGCCAATACCCTCCATATCAACGTATTGACCGTAATAACCTCCAGCAGAGATTGTTACGGTCCCATCGTCATTATTGGGAGGAACAGGGGATACTAACCCCTGCTGCTTCTTTTTCTTTTGTTCTCCCTTATCAAGAGAAAACCCGAATAACTCCGCCATTGTATAATTGAACTACGTTTACTGTAGTTATTTATTCACGATCAAATAACTGAGTTGACACCAATGTCCACAGTGTTATCAGCTTTCCTAGATTCCCACCAGTCATACTGGAATTCAACAGTGTACTCAGCAATAGTATTATTGTTGTCATATGACAAGTCAATCTGAGCAATGTTAGTTGGGAAAGCATTCTGAAACTCATATGATCTCACAACGCTATGTGGATCAGTGAGTGCTGCAGCAGTGCTTGTACCACGTTCCAGTTGCGAAACTCTTAGTGTGGAAGCGAAATCATCTGTGTAACCTGCACCGTTTTCATGCTTATTCAATTTGTTCATCCACTTTTCAAAGTATGCTCTTACTGACATGTCCTCATCGGCCATGATTGTAATAGTCCATGATTCAAACGTTCTGTCTCCAGGAAGTTTGATAACTCTACCTCTGAAAGGAACTTCTACCGTTCCAATTGTACTGGCAGGAATGCCAGCAGAACGACAGAGGAATGTGAAATCGGCGTCTGTTCCTTTTACTGCTGATACATCATCTAAATTAGATTCCAGGTTTGTTACCTGGACCATGAATAAATTGGGACGGATACCGTATCCAATTTTGTTCTTGAATGAAGTTAAGTTTGCCATTGTTTGATTATCTCCTTAAGTGTATTTATTTCTAATCAAACTCTGCCGATAACTTCATTAAAACTAACACCACTGCGAGTAGCAACGAATGTCATGGTAATGAAGTTAATGGAGCGAGAAGGTTTGATATAGATGTCAGCAACAAATTCATTACGATCAATAACATCAGGAGTGTTATTTGATGTATCCGCAACTATGAGGAAATCAGTCATACCTCTTCTTGCTTGGATATCACGCATGTAGTTGTTAACCTGCGTGGAGAAGTTCAAGCGAGTAGTCTCATCATTTAACTCAAACAGAACGTTTCTTGAGAAGTTCTTAATTGTTCTTTCAAGAATGAGGAACAAGCGGCGAACGTTGATTCTGTCAAAAGCCGAAGGACTGCGAAGAGCAGTTTTGTCACCAAACAGAACGATACCCTGACCAGGGAATGAAACGATTGGATTAACACGGTTAGAATAGAGATCATCTCTCTGTGCCTTATTTGGATTAAATGCAATCTTAATTGCATTTCTCAGGTTTCCTCTATTGAAACCAGCAGGGGAATACCATGCTTCCGAAACAGCAGTTGTGTTAACACAAAGACCTGCCGTGTCAGCGTTAGTTGGGATGTAACGATATTGATCGTTAAATCTGTCATAGATGTACTTGTAGTTGTTGTCAAATACAGCGTAAGAAGAACTATCGCTAATTGCTTCAAAGAACTCAGTTACATTCTCTGCTTGAGCAGATGTTGTAGCAGCATTTGCACCAACAACATCGGATCTCTGTGGAGAGATAAAAGTGACACAATCTTTTCTAGTATTAGAAAGGTTGATCAGTGCGTTTGCTTTGGCAAGATTTGAAGGACCGCAAAGAATATAGTCAATCGTGATAGTTTCTGTGTCACCAAAAACATCAAGATAAGTTTGAGTCTCGTTACCAACAGTATAGTTGTTGTAATCAGTACCAGCAGATAGTGTATACGAACGAGGACCGTACAAGTGGAATGAGGAAGCAGGAGTGGAAGAATTTGTGACTGCTACGGAATTAGTATAGCTGTAAACATCAACTCCATCTTCATAGGCTCCGAGGAACACATACTTGGAACGACCTTTGATTACATCTTTATAATGGTTTGCTTCGCCTTCGGTGGTTCTGGCACCGACAGCTTTTGAAACATAAAGCATTTTTTCCAGAACAGAATTTGCTGTTCCGGTAATGCCGCCTGTTCTATCAAGAACTACGACGTGAATCTCATCATTAGCACCACCACGAGCCGCAGCGTAAGGAGAAGTACCAGGACGAGGAGCGAGTGCATTCCATTTGACGCTTCCAGCAACAGCATACTGCTGGTCATACCAGTTGCTAACACTATCAACATTTTCTGTGCTTACTGTTCCATTTTGCACAAACTTAACAGAACCAGCGTCAAGAACAACAGCAACTTTCGTTGTGTCTCCACTGTTTGTTTCGTATGCAACTCCAGTAGCAGTTCCGTCAGTAACTGCGTCTCCTTGTGTGAATGCTACACCGTTTGCGAGTGTGAGAATTTGATCCGCACCACTGTCAATGGTTACAACCTGAAGTGAGTTTCCATGAGTTCCTGGAGTTCTTGCAACGAAGTCATACGATTGAGCACTTCCCTCAATGTTTGCTTCGTATCCAGCACGGTTATTAATTTTTATCGTTGTGACTGCTGCTGAATTAGCATTTGTGAGATGAGTTGCAGATGCATCAGAGATTCTAGCAACCTGCAGGTTACCACCATAGTTAAGAAACTCGGAAGCAGTAAACCAAAACTCGTAGTTATCTGCAGTAGGTTTGCCAAATTTTTCTACTAATTCTTTTTCACTTGTAACTAATTCTGCTGTGCCGACATCCCCTTGTAGGAAAGGTCCAGCAATAGCGCCAACGTTAGTGATTGTTTCTTGGAGACGTGAATTAGTAAAATCGCGCTCCTGAACAACAATCCCTGGCGATACTTGTGTTGCCATGTTTACCCCTAAATTTCAGAAATTTGTTCTGTGATTATTTATTAAAACCTATCTTTTAAGAGGGGAAACAATGCATGAACTACCAGTCTGGATATGACCAACTACGATTGTCACTACGTTTTCTATTTTTAGTTACTCTGTCTACAGTACATTCCTTGCACTCATATGCATATGCTGAAGGTGTTGCTCTTCCTTTTCTGGTTCTATAGAAATCGCTAACTAATTCTTTAATTTTTCCACAGGATTTACATTTTCTTTGAGTAAAAAGTAGGTGTTCTAATTCAAACTCCTCTTCAAAATTCATTATAGATAAGAACCCATGTAAGTAAAGTCAGAAGCTACATCACCATACTCATCTAAGAACCAACGATCTCCTTCTTTATCCACAAAACTTTCTTGATCTTCTAGACCATCAGAAACAAAACCAAATGGTGCCATGTCTTGCTCAATCTGATTCTTCTGCTCATCATAGATTCTTTGACGGACATCATTGTCTGTCATTTCTTTAAAGTAATCTTGTACCGCTAACCAAGCAAAGATTACTAGACACATTGCAAGGTCATCATGACATCCTTCTTCTGCTTCAAACGATTCTCGTTTGGAAATAAATGTTGTTAGTTCTGCAATAGTCTCGTAGTCTGGAATTACAAGTTTATCATCTTCAATAAAAGTTTTTAAGTTTAGACATCCAATCTTTTTCACAGTCTTAGACATCTTGACACCGAGTTGTGTTTTCTTTCCAGAAAATCCTGTGCCAACAATCTGACCAGCACGTCCTCTCATGGCACACATAAGAATATGATCATACTCAAGATCATAATGCATCATAGACGCTACCTGATCTCCAATATCATTAACTTCAGTTAGAATGTATGCTCTATTATATCCGTTGGCAATATCAACAATAATTGTAGGGAACATGATAGCTTTAATTTCATTGTTCCTGTATCGTGCTACCAACCTGTAAGGGAACTTTGTGATGTCAAAAACCAAAAATGCGCTATAATCGCTGCCCACACCACGGGCAACGTCAACAGTAACAATGTAATCGTGGTCCTTTTGCGGGTTCTCATATAC